ATTTTTTCAACTTTTATTACAAAACTTTCAATAAATACTGAAAATGAGCAAGCCGATAAGCCAGCATAAATCGGATGGAACCTACCGAAAAGACCGCCACGGCAAGAAAAACCAGGCCGAGCCACTGACAACCCTACCCAAAATGCCAGCAAACCTGCCTGAATTGTGCCGCGATATATGGCGCATGGAGGTATCAAACCTGGTGGAATGTAGGCTAATCGCCCGCAAAGACCTTCCTGCGGTAGCCGAAATGGTGCGTAACATTTTTCTTATGCAGACCACTACCGAGTTGATTGAAAAATACGGGGCGCTGATTGAAAATGATAAGGGCAGCTTAATACGCAACCCTGCGTTTACCACGCTTGAAAAAGCGCAGTCCTTTGTACTCCAATACCGCAAAGAGTTTGGTTTAACCTCACTGAGCGGTCAAAAACTGGACAAGAAAGTGGAACCGGAGGAGCAAAACGAACACGATGACCTTTATTAATCACGCAAAATGAGCAAATTTATATTAGGTGATTGCATGAATGCGGAAACGGGCTTGCCGTCTTACCCTGATAAATATTTTGATTTGGCGATTGTTGACCCGCCGTATGGGATTGACGCCGCAAACATGAATATGAGCCTTGGCAAATCCGCCAAATGCTCAAAGGCTAAAAATAGGCTGTGGAGCGCAAAATCTTGGGACAAAAACGCGCCAAGTAAAACGTATTTTGATGAGTTGTTTAGGGTTTCTAAAAATCAAATTATATGGGGGGGTAATTACTTTCATTTGCCCCCAACGCAGGGGTTTATAATTTGGGATAAAGAAATACCGTACGGCTTAACCTATTCAGATTTTGAATTTGCCTGGACTTCTTTTAAAAGAGCGGCACGAAAAGCAAAATACAGCGCTTACAGGGATAAAAACGGGAAAATACACCCAACTCAAAAGCCTGTAAAATTATACCGCTGGCTGCTCGAAAACTATGCCAAGTCCGGCCAACTAATCTTGGATACACACGCTGGCAGCGCATCGAGCCTAATTGCGTGTGAAAGCATGGGCTTTGATTATGTAGGCTTTGAGATCGACCCGGATTATTACGCAGCCGCTTGCAATAGAATGAGTAAGGGTATTCAAATGGCAATCCTTTAAAAACGCTTTATGCTACTCGAAAAGTACGAACGCTATATGGATGATGTACAGTCCGGCAATGTGCTGGCTTGCAAGTACGTCAAACAGGCGGTGGAGCGGCAAGTGCGGGATTTATCCAGGCAAAAAACAGATACCTTCCCGTACTACTTTGATGAAAAGGAGGCAGAAAAAAGTCTAAAGTTATTTTCCCTGCTCAAGCATACTAAAGGGGAATGGGCTACCAAGTGCTTAAACTTTCAGTTACAGGACTTCCAGGCGTTCGAGATTGCTTGTGTGTTTGGATGGAAAAAGCAACATAGCGCTTTGCGCCGCTTTACGCGGGTGTATTCAGAAACGGCCCGCAAATCCGGCAAAACGGAAAAATGCGCAGGTATTCAAATCATTGGCGCGGTTGAAGGTGAAGGCGGAGCAGAGGTTTACAGCGCGGCAACAACACGCGACCAAGCGCGGATCGTATTTGATGCAACCAAGCACATGGCCAAGGAATTAAAACGCGATGGGTATAAATGGGCAAAGCCCTTTGTGGTACAAGCGAATGATATAAAGTATGAAGCGTGTGTGATTAAGGCGCTGAGTGCAGAGGCTAAAACGCTGGATGGTAAGAACCCGCATTTTGTAATCATTGACGAGTTCCACGCGCACCCAACCAGCGATGTGCTTAACGTAATGGAGACGGGCATGGGTGCCAGGGCGCAGCCGCTGCTTTACATTATTACCACGGCAGGTTTCAATATTGAATCACCTTGTTACGATCTGAGAAAAACGGCAACCGAAATACTGGCAGGGATTAAAGACGATGAAAGTTTTTTTACTGTGATCTATACGCTTGATGATGAGGACAATTGGGAGGATGAGGTAAACTGGATAAAGGCAAATCCCAATATTGGCGCAACGCCCAAATGGGATTGGATGCGGGAACAGTTTGTAAAAGCAAAAAACGAAGGTTTTGCAAAGCGGGTGGAGTTTCTAACCAAGAACCTTAATTTGTGGCAAAACCAAAAAGAAACATGGATTGCCGATGAGGTGTACCAGGAATGCGCAAGCGAGGATTTGTTTTTGGAATGGTCTAAATACCTCAACTGATGGATTTGCAATACTGCTACGCTGGACTTGACCTTGCCGCCACCAATGACTTTAACGCCGCAAGTTTCCTTTTCCCGCCCACATACGGGCAGGCAAAGCCACTGCTTACGCGGTTTTTCTGGATACCGGAAGCGAAGGCTGAGCAGCGCATAAAAAACAATCCAAGTTTCAAAAAATGGGAGGATGAAGGGTATCTGGAAATAACACCGGGCAACGTTACGGACTACGACTACATAAGGGCGGTATTCAATAAAATTCGCGATCGAGGTGTTAATATTAGGGTGATTGCATTTGACCCCGCTTATTCCTACTCGCTTATACCTGCACTCATAAGCGATGGGTTTACGTGTGAAAAATTTTCCCAATCGCTTATGTCGATGGGGCCAATGGTGAAGGAGTTGGAAAAACTGTTGATTTCCGGCGAAATCATGCACGATGGTAGCCCCGTTTCGCGCTGGATGTACGGCAATGTGGAGTTATACATGGGGCCAAATGACCTATACCGACCAATCAAAAACGCCAAAAAGCAAGAAAACAAGATCGACGGCGTGGTCGCCGATATCATGGCCGTGGGGCAATGGAAAGCAGAAGATAGTAAACCAAAAGCCGGATCGTATTTGTTCGAGGAAGGCGCAAAATTAATAGCACTATGAAATTCCAAGAAAGCGCCACGGCGCATTATTACCTTGATGGGCTTAACGGCATCGAAATTGGCGGCAGCGCCCACAATGCTTTTGGATTAAACACCTTAAACGTAGACAAGTTTGGTTCAACCGATCCACGCTCCGCGCACTACCGATCTGAGCAAATACGCATTACCTCAATGGACGGCGGCACGCCCGAAGTTATGCCTGTGGACGTAGTTGCACCGGGTGACAGGCTGCCGTATAAAAACAAAAAATTTGATTTTATAATTACTTCGCATGTTCTGGAGCATTTTTATGACCCGATCGGCGCGCTGAAAGAATGGATGCGCGTTGCATCGAAATACATTTTTTGCATCGTGCCCAAACGCGATGCGCTGCCAAGCGATGTTGGGCGCGAGGTAACAAGCATTGCAGAGTTGATTGAGCGCCATAATTCTAAAGAAAGCCTGCCGGATACGGACGAGCACCACACGGTATTTAATACTATATTAATCCGGGATATTGCCGATTACCTTGGCGTAGAAATGCACATTTGGGAAACGGACGACAAGGCCGGGAACGGTCACGCTTTTCTAATTGACCTAAACGCGCCATTAAAATGAGAAAAATATTAGTTTATATCCCGGACGGCATGTCCGGCGTAGGGTACTGGCGCTTTTACCGCCCATTTGCCGAAATGCGAAAGCAGTTCCGGGGCGAACTTGATTTTGAATACCGAAACAAGATGTATATAGATGACATATACAAATTTGACCTTGTCATCTTTTCGCGCCCTTCGGATGATAACGCCCTAAATGCAATGCGCGTCTGCGCTGGCGCGGGCATCCCTACAATTTTAGACATTGATGATGATTTAATCAATTTACCAAAGGAACACCCGCTTTTTTGGGATTATTACACGGCAAAAAACAATCTGATAGAATCCTTTTCGCTGGCAAATGCTATCTGGGTAAGTACCGATCAGTTGCTTTATGTTACCGATTCGCTCAAAAAAGGGGTAATTGTAAAAAACGCTATCCTTCCAAGTGAACTGCCAGACAAGCCCGCTCCTTTTACAAATAAATGGTGCTGGCGCGGCGGCATTGTCTCGCAGGCCGACCTATACTTTGCCCGTGACTGGTACGATGAATTAAAAACCCAGGCATCTGAGTTCCATTTCATCGGCTACGATGGCATGCTTTTTTTGAAGCACGGACCGTCCTACCGCTTCAAAAGATGGGAGAGAAATACGGAGGCATATATGGACGGTATCAAAAAAGGCGGCTTTAATGTGATTTGGAAGCCACTGGAGGATAACGCCTTTAACCGCTCAAAGTCAAACATTGCCTGGATAGAAGCCACGATGGGCGGCGGGGCGTGTTTGACAAATTTGCATACTGACGACTGGTGTTGGGCATTTCGGGAAAACTCGCCTATTAATAAGGAATCTATTGAAAACATATGGGCATTTTCTGAAGGCGCTATTAAAAAGGATTACAACCTCCAGACCGAAAACGAAAAGCGTTTCCAAGTGATAAAAGCGCTATGCCCATGAAGGGTGTGAAAAAAATAACATTTGAGCAGTTTGAAAAAGTCTACATTGACTGCTTGGGCGCATTTTCACAAGAACGAAATCCATGTTTTAAAGCCTTTGAGGCAGCGCGGGCAATCGTTGCTGAAAAGTACGGCAATCCTAAGTACAACAGTTACCAGGCATTCAAATCGTGCCTTTCGCGATATCGAAAAGCCCGCCGCAACGCCGTACTGCTTAAATAGGTTAGCATAAGTATAACATATGTTAGCAAAATAATTGATTAACGCCTATATAGGCTGCATTTTTGTACTTAAATACAATCATGCGGCTTTTTGGATACAACATATCATGGGGTAAAACCCGGCAGGAACAGGACAACAGTTCCCGCAGCGCACAAGGTGCGTTTGAGTGGCCGTGGGGAAACCTAAACGCGCCTTATCAATCCATAAATGGCGCGGGCATGTTTGTTACTCAAGAAACGGCGCTTAGTGTTCCTGCGATCTGGTCGGCAGTCAATGTGGTAGCCAATACCTTGGCCGCTTTGCCGTTTGACCTGTACGATAAGACGGATGCAGGCGCTGAACTTGCTATTAGCCATCCGCTTTACTACCTCACCAAAACAGAGCCAGATGATTATGTAACTGGCTTTGAATTTCGACGCAATCTTTTTGTGGATGCCTGTTTTGGCAATGCTTATGCGCGCATTTACCGCAATGGCATTGGCCGTCCCTATAAATTTGAGTACATACCGCGCCGCCGCGTAATGCCTTACAAAGATAGCCAAGGCAAGCCGTTTTACTTTGTGACAATGCGGGACGGATCGGTTGATACGTTGCAGCCTTACGAAATACTGCACATCAAAGGCATTTCCTTGGATGGCTTTATCGGTGAGGATATAACTGTCCGCCACAGCACAAGTATTTCTACTTCCATCGCAGCCGATAAATACGGCAACTACTTTTTCGGCAACGGCGCCAACCCTTCCGGCGTGATTGGATACCCTGGTGTGTTAAGCGCTGCCCAGCGCTCCATCCTGGAAGATAATTTCAACCGCCGTAATGCGGGCGTGCAAAATGTAGGGAAAAACCTGGTTATTGACGGCGGCATGACCTATACAAAAATAGGCCAAACCCCAGAGGAGGCAATGCTGAATGAAACGCGCAACTTCCAGGTAAATGAATCCGCGCGAATTTTTGGCGTTCCCGCACACTTGCTTCAGCAACTTGACCGCGCAACGTTCAACAACATAGAGACGATGAACATTCAGTTTGTTGTACTGTGCTTGAAGCCGTGGGCGGTGCAGTTTGAGCAGGAAATGTTTATTAAAACGCTGACCAAAGCCGAAAAAACAAATTCCGGTTTTTTTTACCGCCTAAACCTTACCGGGCTGCTCCGTGGTGACACCAAAGCACGGACAGAGATGTATGCGAGTGGCATCCTAAACGGTTGGCTTACGCGCAACGAAGCGCGGACAATGGAAGACTTAAATATTATTGAGGGGCTCGATAGTCCTTTGATGCAAGCTAATATGTCAATTATTGACGAGTCTGGGAATGTGAAAATGCCGGAAACGCCGGACAATCAAAACGCACAAAACCAAATACAAACAAACACTACCGATGCACAACAGCCGCAAGCAAGCAAATAGCCCGCAGGTGCGATACGCCTTTTGCGAACAGTCGCAAGCGCGTGTCGTATCGGAAGAAAGCCGCACGATTCGCGGTTATGGTGTAGTATTTAATAAGCCATCTGTGCAACTGCGCATTGCTGGCAAAATCTGCCGTGAAATTATCCGGCCCGAAGCCGTGACGGGCGTAGACTTTTCGCGCTGCCTTTCAATGCACAACCATGATGCAAACCGCCTGCTTGGCAATGCGGAAGCAGGCACTATGCGCACTGGCATAGATGAGGTAGGCGTATGGTATGAGGTTGATCTGCCAAACAGCCCAACGGGCGAGGATGTGCTCGAAAGCGTAAAGCGTGGCGACACCAAAGGCAGTTCTTTCCAGTTTGATTTGGCGGCAAATGGCTCAACCATGCAAAGCCGCGATGGCGTACTTATCCATGAGGTAACACAATTCGGAAACGTGTACGAAATGGGGCCAGTAACTACACCCGCCTATCCAGATACTACCGCATCCAAGCGCTTAAAGTCTCTGAAGTCTTTACGAGATGCCATGTATGGCGATAGCGATATGGATGATAGAGGCGAAGGCGGCGAAATGCCATCGGCAGAAGAAATGATGGAACCTTACTGGCAGATTGGATATATGGTATCAATGGCCGCATGGTCGCTCCAAGAATTCAACTATGTTATTTCCTGCGCCAATGAGCAAATGGAAACCATTGAAGGCGTAGTGGCAGGCGGCACCGCAAATGCAGGTGTTTTTTCAGCACTTATGCAGCCTTTGCAAGATTTAAAAAGTGCTGCACAAAAAGTAATTGACGGCTATGCCGATTCTATAAAAGCACTGAATAATTCCCCGGCGCGAAGCGCTGATGTTCCAAACCAAATTCATTCTTTAATTGAGGCGCGCAAAAGAGACCTGGACTTATTGCAAGTTTGGGCCGACGCCATAAAATCAAATTAAAATGTCTAAACTACTTGAATTGCAAGCGCGCCTCGATGCAAACATACGCGCTGCACAAGCATTGAATGCACGGGCAAACCCCGAAACTGGCGGCTTTGCTGACGACCTTGACAAACAGCAGTATCTTCGGTTGATGGCTGAGATTTCCGAAATCCGCGAAAGCGTTTCCCGCTTCAAAGCGATGGAAGAAATGGAAAAACTGGCCGCCGAGACCGAATACCGGACTGCAAAAAACGCAAGCAGCACCGAGCCAATGACCTACGAACGGGCGTTCGACAAATGGCTTTGCTTAGGCAAAGACCAGGTGCTTGACCCCGAAGCAAAACGAATGCTCGAAACGCGCGGTACTTCTACGCAGATCACAACAACGAACAGCCTTGGCGGTTTCTTGGTGCCTGTGTCGTTTTCTAATCAATTAGAAAACATGATGAAGTATTACTCCAGCATGCGTGCTTACTGCCAAATTTACGCGGATACTATTGGCGGCACCTTGAACTACCCAACCGGGGACGACACCTCGGTAACTGGTAACGTAAATACC